TTTAATTAAGTACTGATAACCCTATCGTCCATTTTTTCTTTTACAGTAGCGGGTTTTTCACCAGCTATTGCACGTCTCCCTATGTTCACATCGCGCTCATTTCTATGATCCTCCATTTCATCAGCAACTTTCATTGCTCTCTCACGTAAAAACTCATAAGGATCTCTTTTAGGTTCCACTTCAATAAATAGCTAACACCACTGTTTTAGTTTAACAAATCTCTCCTCGCAATAATGTTCATTCTCTTTTGTATACCAGTCCTCAAGTTTTGATGTAGCTTTCGCTTTATTACAAGGACTACAGCAGCAACACATATTTACCCTCACATGCTGCCCACCTCTAAATTTTGGAATGATGTGGTCAATTGTCGCAGTTTCAGGTGTTAATTCTTCACCACAGTAAGCACATTTCCAATCCCAAGCATCAAAAATATATTGTCGAAATCTATGTCTAGCATTGTTTGGAGAAAGAACAATTAAGTTGGAGAGGAGGTCTTGCTCGCAATGAAACACAGGCGTTTTTCGCGTATGAAAAAACTGTAAAATGCATTAACTTAGCTTTTTACTTCCTCAGTAATCGTTATATTTTCTTCATCTATTGGATCGTAATCTGCATCCTCTAATAACTTGAGTAAATAATAATGGATTCTGTCTGTAACCCAGCGAAGATCTTCATCACTAACGTCACAGACAATTGCATCTATAGAGAGTTCACGAGACGGAGCACGTACATGCTCTGCTAGTAACTCAAGGGCTCGATATCTACTTTTGTTCAACTCGCCCAACATGGTATTAGGGGTCTACACCCTCGGTAGTGGTTTCAGTAGCTGCTTTTTCAGCTTGTTGTTTTTGAATTGCAGAGAACTCTTGAGCACCTAGAATTTTTAAATAACCCTCTTTAGAACGCATCAGCTGCGTTTCAAGCTCTTTAATCTGTGCTTCTAACTGTTCACGCTGTTCTTGTAACTGGTCATCTAATGATTTCGGGGCGTCAGACATGATTTTAAAAAATAATTGCTCATCAAAGAGAGAATAGCTCTCCTTAATCTAGATCTCTCTAAAATTTAGCCAACACCAGCCAGATGCGCCACCACTAGCGAATAATCTAGGGTTCATATCCTTAAAGCTATAACACACATCCTTTCCCGCTAAAGGGTTTCTATCAGACCAAAGTCCATTAATTAAATCCATTTCTCCGAACGGATCTTGAACTAACCAGTAATCTTTTCCATATCCGGTAATCGCTACAAGATGAGTTTTACCCGTCGGATATTCCGGTGTTCCTCTACATAGAAGACTTGCAGCAACGGGTTGACCATTTTTTATCTGCTTTTTTATGTCATAGGAATCAGCAGAGTAGGTAAACGTAGCCTTTATCCCAAATTCTTCTAAAGCTTTAGCATTTGAACTCTTAATTCGACTTAAACCATGCTTATTAACAGCCTCTACATAATCCATAACCCCGTTAATACCTGGTATTTTCAGGTATTTTAAGCACATGGCGAAAGTAAAAACATGACTATCGTCATATTTATCTGACTCTTGGTAATAGTAAGGAAAATCTTTTAAAAAGATTAAATCTCCATCCACTTCATAAGGTTTATCTTCTGTATCGGTAGACAATCCATTCCAATGGCTATCTAAGACCCACCAGTCGCCTAAACCGCGCATGTCTAGCTTTGTATGCTCATCCTTCCGATCAAGCACCTTACAGCGCAATATAGAGCGCGATGGCATTACTTGAGCTTTCTCCTCAACAGTTAGTTTATTTGCATCTACAGGATGACTTTTTAACCATGTATGACATCTTGACGTAACGGAAACCCATGCCCAATGAATAGATGACACATTTTAGAGAAAAGCTGTCCGTATATTAACCAATCCTTATCTAGTTACAACTGATACTTTGTACCATCTTTAGAATTATTATTTTCAGGCTTAATTATTAATGGAGCCTGCTCAATTCTAATAGTTTGTACAGCAGAATTAGCAGCAGCTTTTGCAATCATTGTCTCCATATCTTTCTTACTTACAGGTGCATTTTCACCGTTTGATTTATAAGTTCCATCCCCTCTTTTCTTTGCTGTCTCTACGCCATACGAAGCCAAAACTCCAGTGAAGACCGACGCTATGAAGGTTGGATCTATTTTATTTTGTACCCATCCTGGGATAGTAATATAATTTAAAGTTAATATACCACCGGACCAAATAAGTACTCCTAATCTAACAAAATTTCCAAGAATTGCAGCCTGTTCTTCTTGATCAGGAAGTATTGCATCTTTTACTTTTCCAAACACACCTTTTTTCTTTTCAGTATCATTTTTTACCGAAGAATTTTTTACATTTTCAGTCATCGTAGAATAGCAAGACGTATTAAGTTTAACCTCAGGTAAACTTATATTGCGAAAAAGAATTATTTAGTCCTATGTGGAAACTAATCCCTTTATTAATGTTCTTTATTGCACCTTCTGTAAAGGCAGATCTGGTTCATAGGCTATCAACGTCAACTCAGTTATCGGTCACGGGAGCAGCAACAAGTGCAGAAAGAATTGGCTCAACCTACGCCGTCTCAGGTTCCAATATCAAAGTGGCAACTGACAATCACTTTGGAAAATTAACAGCTGGAACAGCAACAACTGCAGCTACTCTAGACGTTGGTGCTTACGAGATGAACACTTCTGGATCGGCTTTTTCGTTCAGCGAGTCATGGACTCAAGGGGACGGAATACCAGCAATAGGTAGTGGTGTTGATGTTACCTCTGGAGTGGTAGCTGATATGCCAGCTTTTGGTAATACTACAACGCAATCTGGTGGTGTTGCAGGTACCCTTGCAGGGACAATTACCAGTGCTGGAGTGGTTACGCTAACCGCTGGAGGCGCTGGTACCACTGCAACTGGGCAATTTGTAAGTGAGGTCGTTATAGGGGACTAAATAGGCTACGATGAAACGCTTATTAACCTTCTTATCACTACTGTTTATACCTGAAGCTGGAGCAGTTCCTGTTATTCCAAATTTCACTCAAGGTGGAATGACCAGCCATACAGAGACAACATCTAAGGTAACGGAGACGATAAATTCAATTGATTATCAGACAGGGTGGCAGTATACTGTGACCGGCACAGGAGTTGAGCATTCGGGATCAAGTATCTCGCCAGATGCGGTAACTGGCAATTCAAATACGCTTCAAGGTGTGACTTCTACATGGACGGGTCTAGACGCTGCAAACAAACCAGATTGGACAATAGTAAATCCTGGTGGAAGCTTTCAATTTACCGAAAATTATCGCGCTCCAGGGATGGTCAACCAGACCATAATACAAAGAGTCACCGAGATCCAAAGCGTCACCGACACAACGTCAACTTTCAGCAATTAAGCTACCTTTTATTAGTTTTATTAAATGCGAATGCACTATTCCCCACAGCAATACGAGCTTCGGACGTTGGTGGTGTTAGCGCCACTGCTAATCCTGTGGCTAATAGTAGTGGTAGTGTCACCAACCAGGCCATTCAGGTTTTGCAGGGACCATACGTCACCAACACCTACGGAGATGGAATCTCGTGCCAGGGTCCTACTTTAAACATCACACCTTTCATTACTGATAGCCATAGCTTTCAGAAACCTAGAGAATATTATTATGATGATCCTGTATATGATGTCTCTGACTCCGACAATGATGGAGTCATCGATAATCCCGGCTCCATTCTCTACCACGTGCCAACAAGAACAGGTCAGAAAGATCAGTTCAACTTGTCCTTGGGAATTTCCGCAACCATTTCCATACCCCTTGATGGAGGACTGCAAGCCAGATGTAAAAGGGCAGTGGATACACGAATCGCTATGCAAAATCAACTTATAGCAAATAAAAGATTAGACTTCGAAATAGCGCGTCTAAAAAATTGTGGGGAATTATTAAAATCTGGAATAACCTTTCACCCTAAATCAAAGTCAGCAGTTATCTGCTCGGACGTCATGTTGGTGAATCCTCCAGGTGTAGTTGGTCCTCATACGCATTCTATTTCTTCTTCGGCTCCTTTAAAGGAGGGAGATTCCTTTTCTCTCGGTACTGGTTTGAACGAATCTCAGAAATAGTTAATTTCCTTGGAGTCTTACCAAGCTTCTTTTGAACTGCTGTAATAACTTTTTTGACGATAGGCTTTACAGTTTTTAAAAGTAAATCAGCTAAAGGTTTTGCAAGAACACTAGAAACAACAGCAGTAGATGCAATAACTGCAGTAGTGGTAGCAAGTTGTGCAGATGGTAGATATTGTTCAACAACTCCAATATCCTCATATAACGTTATACAAATTGTCTTATCTTCATTTAACTCAAAACCTACTACCTTTTCTTTTTGATTCTGAGCAACGTCTCCTATACGAGGAGCATTAGGACCAGGACACGGTACCTCTTTCTTAGGTACTTCAGGTACTTTTGTTTCTGGAGTTTCAGGAGCAGGTGGAGCTGCGTAGGCAGGAGGTTTTGCTGCAGTGGTATAAACTAAATCCTCAGGACTATAATCCATAGCGTTGAAACTAGGATAGTGTCCATTAGGACATAACGTTTTTAAACCATTTGGATCTTCTATTGGTAAATTTTGTGCTCTCTTATCATCAGGATGAAATTCAACACAACCTGGTATATCAACTACAGGAGTACCTATAAGTACAGTAACTGGTGGAGTCTGAGGAGCTGTAGGTTGTACAGGAAGACTCCATATTTGAATGTGTGGTGTACTTATCTCAGTGACCTGAATATCAATATCAGGTATCTGTTCCACTATCTAGGAAGACCTATACCTAAACCAGCAGAAGGAATTGAACTAGCTGGTCCAGTCATACTTGGAAGTTTAGTATCGACTAACGAAGGTAATGATCCAGTAACTGATTCAAGGACTTGAGACTTAACTTTATTAATAAGTTGATCTCTTTGTAGGTATATAAATAAACCACTCCCGACAACAGCGATAGATACAGCACCAGACGCAAGAGCGACGATGTTAATAATTTTTTGCATGGTCTATTCAGAGATTAATATTTCTTAAGTATAACAACTATTAGTAGAAGGTACTCTCATCACGTGCTAACGATCTATGTTGTTTGATATGTGAAGGAGAAGTGCAGAGCCATTCCTGTATTAGCGCTTAGTACTGGGCCAATTCTTGTACCATTAGTATCAGGTTCTTGCCATATAGAAAAAGAGTTAGAGTTTGCCGTCCCATGTGTAGATAGATAGTGATTGTTTGAAATAGTAAAACCAGCATTAACACCAACAATAGCTGCGCCTCTTGCTCCAACAGAATTGATAATGTTAAAAGGTAAATTAGTTACTCCTAAAGAATGACTTGAGTTTGCAACATAGGCACTTATATCGGCGGGAGTTGTTCCTTGTGCATATCCATTAATAATTACTACTCGACCAATTTTTGTATAATAACAAGTATATGTATTACTTGTTAAAGTTAAATCGGTAGCTGTTAAGTTTGAAACGAAAG